GGACTAAGTCCGGTATGACTGTTCATATTTTAGAACCCTCATCGTTATCTAATAAACCTATTAAGGTTATTAAGTTTCGATGGGTTTCTCCTGGGGGGTTGGCTGGTATCCGACAGGACTCGGCTTTGGGCAGGTTGAGTTTTAAAGAAGAAGCAGCTGGGAAGTTGAGGGTTTTTGCGATGGTAGATAGCTTTACTCAGTCTATCTTTAAACCATTGCATGATTCCCTCTTCCGTATACTAAGTACCCTTCCGAATGACGCTACTTTCAATCAAGATGCTGCTTTTAAAAGAGCAGTATCTAAGGCTGAGAGCAGCGGTCATTCGTATGGTTATGACCTTTCTGCAGCTACAGATCGTCTTCCTTTGATCTTACAGATTAAATTATTATCTGGGATCATTGGAGGCCATTTGGCCTCATTATGAGGTCTTATTCTAACGGATCGATTTTATCGATTACCGGAGAATAAATATGGCCTTCCTGAAGGTTATCTGAAGTATGCGGTTGGTCAGCCTATGGGTGCTTATAGTTCGTGAGCAATGCTTGCTTTGACTCATCATGCTATTGTTCAATACGCTAATCACCTTATTGGTGGTCGCGGATGAACTGAGGATTATGAGGTTCTTGGAGATGATATTGTTATCTTCAAGCCCTCATTAGCCTCTAAGTATGTCGAACTCATGTCCCATTATGGGGTTGAGTTGAATATGTCTAAGAGCGTTGTTTCACACGGAAAATTTCCAGTTGTTGAGTTTGCAAAACGAACTTCCTTAAAAGGGTCTGATGTTTCACCTCTTTCCTTTAAAATGTTCCTGAATCAGGATTCTTTTAAAGGAAGACTGTCTATCTTTTCGTGGTGGAGCCGGCGTATAAAATCTCATTTTATACCCGCTTTCAAAACGATTATGAAGTCAGTTAGGTGAGATAACAGGCCCGCAAACGATAAGTTTGCATTGTTAGGCCTTTTAAGCCTTTCAATTACTCAAGGAGTTCTTCCCTTTGAATGATTATTGAGGGAGATGAAGGATCAAAGGGCTTACTTCATACGGAAAGGGAAGATGCTTTTGGCGTCTTTCGATTCCACATGAGGCCTTAAAATTGCGAAGGCGATTTTAGAGGGAAGGGATATTACTCCCCTTGAGCCCCGTAATCCTCACTCTTATATGTTTGAGCAGCGGTGATATAAGGCAGCAGTTATTCGTCGTATCCAAG